CGTAGAACCCCACTTCCACCCGGACTCCTACGGCTACCGGCCGGGAAAGTCGGCCGCCGATGCCCTTGCCGTAACCCGGCAGCGCTGCTGGAAGTACGACTGGGCCATAGGTGCCTCGGTCAGCACAGTAAAGGGCTGGGTTCAGGCCAAACCTTCCGAGGAAATTGCACGAGCCAGACTTGATGCCAAGAAGAGATTCATTGAAGAGGCTTGGCAGTCGATACTCAAGGCCATCCAGGTTGGGAATCGAAAGCTTGAAGACCTTATGGTTGGTGACTTGAAGAAGATCCGCTTGCCGGACATAAGCACTTACATTGGGACGCTCTACGACAAGATTGCCCTTGCGTCCGGTGAGGCTACGCAGAACATCAAGCAGGAGGTCCAGGGGCAGGTGACAAACCGGCATGAGTACGACATTACTTACCGCATCGAGCAATATGCCGACGTCTACCGGCGCCTGGCCGAGCGTATGGGACGAAGCGTGGTTCAGAGCGGTCCTGAGAGCGACGGTTCTGGAGAACAGGTGGATTCCGCATGACCCGACTCCGAAGCAGGCTGAGTTCCTGCTGTTGCCCCACCTGGAGGCGTTGTACGGCGGGGCTGCAGGGGGCGGCAAGTCCGAAGCCCTCCTGATGGCCGCTCTTCAGTATGTGGATGTGCCCGGGTATTCGGCGATACTCTTCAGGCGCACGTATACCGATCTTTCGCTGCCCAATGCTCTAATGGACCGGGCCCATCAGTGGCTCGACGGAACTGAAGCAAAATGGAACGAACGGGAGAAGACGTGGCATTTTCCTTCGGGAGCTACCCTCAGTTTTGGGTACCTTGAGACTGAAAACGACAAATACAGGTACCAGTCCGCGGAGTTCCAATTCATTGGATTTAACGAGCTCACGCAGTTCACGGAGAGCCAGTACAGGTACTTGTTTTCGAGGTTACGGCGCTTGAGGGATTCGAGGGTGCCGCTCCGGATACGTGCGGCTTCCAATCCTGGCGGCGTGGGGCACGAGTGGGTGAAGCAGCGATTCATCGTGGAAGGCGAGAGGTATGGGCGGCCGTTCATACCGGCTAGGCTTGAAGACAACCCTTATCTCGATGCCGAGGAGTATAAGAAGAGCCTAGCAAACCTGGATCCTGTTACGCGTGAGCAACTTCTGAACGGTGACTGGTCAGCCAGACAGAACGGCAGCATGTTCAGGCGTGAATGGTTCGAAATAGTGGATACTGCACCGGCTGGAATCAGAAGGGTTCGCTACTGGGACCTTGCTGCCACGGATGCTGGACCCGGCAAGGATCCGGACTGGACTGCTGGTGCACTTGTCGGAGAGAAGGACGGCATTTACTACATCCTCGACATTAGGCGGGTCAGGGCTACTCCGAAAGGAGTTGAAGCGCTGGTCCGGCAGACCGCAGAGATAGACGGGCGGGATGTGCCAATCTACATGGAGCAGGAGCCTGGTTCGTCTGGGGTAAGCACAATCGACCATTATGCCAGAGAGGTGTTATTCGGTTTCGCGTTTCGCGGGAACAAGACAACAGGCTCCAAGGTGAGCCGGGCGGCGCCAGTATCATCTGCGGCTGAGGCAGGCAATGTGAAGCTGGTGCGCGGCTCCTGGATTTCCGCATTTCTGGATGAGGCCGAGGTGTTCCCCAACGGTCCGCATGACGATCAGGTTGACGCTGTAAGTGGGGCTTTTGAGTGTCTTGCCCGAGGGCGCAGCCGGACCCTCAACAAGGTGGTAATCGTATGACCGACCAGAAGCGAGTTTTGACCAAAGCGATAACAATACAGGCAGAACAGCGGACTTCCGCCGGCGGTTCAAAGCAGCTGCCGGCGGATCCGTTTTCCCGACTTTACTCCGAGTACGGTCTGGTGAAGCCGCCGTACAGGCTTGAGCAGCTGCTTGAGTTGAAGGAATCGAACCCCATTCACTGTGCCTGCATCGAGCAGAAGGGTTCGGACGTTGCGGGGCTCGGATGGCACTGGATACCCAGGCAAGGCGTCGAAAAGCCGGACGAGAAACAGCGCGACGCGCTGGAGGAATTCCTGGCGACCTGCAATCCCGAGATGACGTTCCGGGAGATTCTGCAAGCAGTCTGGGACGATATAGGGCATTGTCGAAGTGGTCCGCAATGCCAAAGGCCTGCCGGCCGAACTGTACCACGTGCCGGGGCACACGGTCCGGGCTCACCGTGACGGCGTCCGCTTCTGCCAGATACGCGAGAACAAGATGCGCTGGTTCAAGCGATTCGGTGCGGAGGGTGAGTACGACCTTGAAACGGGTGAACCGAGAAGCGGGCTGCCTGAGGAAAGGCAGGCCGGTGAGCTCATAGTCATCCGCAAGCCCGGTTCCCGGTCGAGCTACTATGGGATACCGACGTACATCTCGGCACTGGGTGCCATTGCGGGTAGCCTGGCTGCTCGGGATTTCAACATTACTTGGTTCAGGGAAAAGACAGTCCCTGATATGGCGTTGATTATCGAAGGTGCCGATGTTTCGGAGAAGCTGGCAAGCGAGCTTCGGACCTTCTTCAACCTCGAAGCACGAGGGCAGCATCACAAGTTGCTCATCCTGCCTATTCCGTCCGACGCAGGAGCGGAGGTCAGGGCCAGGTTTGAGAAGCTGACTTCCGAGCTCAAAGACGCTTCGTTCCGGCTCTACCGGCAGGACAACGCGATGGAGATTCTAATTGCGCACAGGGTGCCTCCTTACAGACTAGGCTGGGCTTTGACCGGTACTCTATCTGGCGCACCGGTACGAGAGATGACGGAGATATACAAGCGCTCCGTGGTCCAGCCTGGTCAGGAGATTCTCGAGCACAGGCTTAACAATCAACTATTCAAGGCCTTCGAGCCCGGCCTTGGCGACCTGCAGTGGCGCTGGAAGCTGGACGAGATAGACCTCTCCGACCAGATGCAGGACCTCGAGTACTCCATCAAAGGCGTGCAGTACGGCATCTTCACGCCCAATGAAGCTCGCCAGCATTTAGGCAAGCAGCCCTATCCGGGCGGGGATGTGTACTACATGCCACAAGCGCTAATACCGACCGGACAGGCCGAAGTGTCCAAAGCCGATGAAGATCCACGCGACAAGGAGTGGGAGGACTGGGCCAGGGTTCACCACAAGCATGAGAAGGACCTGCGCGACAAGGTGGTGGATTTTTTCGGGCGCAGGCGGAGCGGGTCCTAGACGCGCTTCGCCTTAGAGCACCTGAGGCCGCGAAGGTCGAGAAGGCCTGGTTCGACGGGCTGGTAGACCCCGTTGAGGAGCAGAAAAAGTTCCTCGAGGCGATCCTTCCGACGCTGGAGAAGATCTACGCCGACTTCGCCCAGAGGGCTGCTAGAAAGGAGAAGGTCGAGTTCGATCCGTGGGAGCCTGCCGCCAGGGCGTGGATCGAAGAGCATGCGTTCGAGTTGGTGAGGCAGGTTACGGAGACGACGGTCAAAGAACTCCGCCGGACGCTCCAGGAGGGCTGGGACGCCGGCGAGGGAATCGAGAAACTGGCAAGGCGGGTCCGCGAGGTCTTCGACAGGGCGGACAGGTACCGCAGTTTCACGATCGCCAGGACGGAGACGACGAATGTTGCCAACATGGCCCAGTTGGCCGTGATGAGAGAGGCGGGAGTCGGGTACAAGACCTGGTGGGCGGCACTGGACGAAAGGATGTGCCCTCTCTGCGGTGCGCTGCATGGTAAAACTGTGAGGATCGACGAGGAGTTCGAGCCGGGGGTATTTGCGCCGAGCAGACATCCGAATTGTAGGTGTACTCTCGTAAGTGGTACTGGGGAACAGTCTGCATATTATACCGAGGTACCCGGGTTGCAAAGATCAGCTGAAGAAGGTTTGGCGAGAGCCTTCGATGAGGCGATAAACTTTGGTAAGGCAACCGGCAATGAATGCTTGATATCTGTTGACGTGAATACCGGATTAAGGCTACATTCAAGGATAGAAGGGGAAAAAGATCGAGTCGTTTTCCCAGAAGACTTAATCAAGTTGTATACGGAAGCTAAAGAGAACAGCATAGTAATGGTCCACAACCACCCAAAAAGCAGTAGTTTCTCAACTGACGATCTCATGAGTCTGGCAAGGTTTCGGTCCATTAAGTATCTAGCTGTTATAGGTCATGACGGGACACGGTATATCATGGATAGTGGCGGCGGGCAAATGCCCAGCCGTGAAGATCTGGTACGACAATACCAAGAAGGAAACAGGCGCTACTACCAGCGATTTTATGGTCTTGTGGTCAACGGGAAGATGACGATCGACGATGCCTGGAAGGAGCACAGCCATTTGATTAACGTAGATGTCGCCAAGGCGTTCGGTTGGAAATACAGGAGGGTGATGCCCGGTGAAAGATAAGAAGAGTGTCCCGATAGGGTTGGATCTTGTCGACGATAAGCCAGACTACACAAAGTCATGGGAAGAGAACTGGGAGAGTTACCGCCAACGCTACTTTGATGTTTACGGAGAATACCCGCCAGAGTTACCAGGGCAAAACAAAGCAGGCCTTGCGTAACGTAGTAACGTAATCGATAGCAGTTAAAGTTGGGAGCCTTCCTGCGAAGCTCCTTTTCATTTGGCCGGAAAGCGTGGTGACAGCATGCCAAAAGGCGGAGGCTGGGACGAAACATCTACGAGCTATAGATACAGGGTACATGATCCTGAGGACTTTGAAGGCGGAAGTTTTCGCACTATTCCTTTGGGTGACTCCGGCGTTAAGGCCGTCATCGGACGGCTGAAGGGTGAGGACTCCACCACCATACAGTCACTTATCTTCCCGAAGGACGAATTCACCGAGGACGAGGCGAAGCAGTGGGTCAAAGACCATCCAGATGCCGTCGGCAAGTTCTCAAAGGCCATCACCTTCCTCAAAGCAGACAACGAAAAGCGGTACACTTTGGGCATTGTGTACGAGCCCGACACCGTGGACAGCCAAGGTGACTACGCGACGGCCGAGGACATTGAGAAGGCTGCCTGGGACTTCATGCGGAAGGCCTTGAAACTGGGCTACATGCACAAGGACTGGAGCGACGACATTGGCGACATCGTGGAGTCATACGTGGCGCCCGCCGACATGAGGTTGGGGGACAGCATCGTAAAGAAGGGCACGTGGCTCCTCGGAGTGGTCTGGTCGCCCGAGTACTGGGAGAAGGTGAAGAAGGGCGAGATAACGGGGTTCTCGATGGGAGGCAGGGCGAGAAGGATACCAAATGAGTGAATTCGAGAAACATCTTCCGGGGAAACACGATCAAAAGACGCATGGAAGAAGACGTGGGGGAAGATTACTCAACGACTTGAAGTCAAAGGGCGGATTTACTTATCATCCTGTGACCGGAGATATACCTAAAGAGGGTTATGCCGTATCGATCTACCCGCAGTATGAAAAGGTCATTTCATCAAGCGAGATTTCCCAGAAGGCAATCAACGATTACCTGAGAGAGCACCGACAGGTGTTCGCAGATGACCCGAGAGCATATATCGGAGGCTGGCACGATGTCGAAGCCGGCAAGGTTTACCTTGACATTTCGGTCGTGGTCAATGATACTAAGACTGCAGAGGAGTTGTGTAGACAGCATGGCCAGGAAGGATACTTCGATTTCAAGTCAGGAAAGACGGTCATCGTCAAACCTCCGGAAGAGCGACGGAAGTCAGCCGAAGGTAGTAATGACCTTGTCTCCTTCCTGCGCTACTCTGGCGCGAATGACGGACGAGGAATTAGACGAGGTGGCGCGTCAGATGTTCGAGGCCCTCATGGGCAAGCCAGCGGAGTAGATCCGCCGGTTCCAAACAGCGATATAACGAAGATTACGAGCAGCCAGGCAAATCGCCCGGCTGCTTTTGTTTTGGGCTGCGGAGGTGGTGACAGGGTGCCGAACAGGCTGACGGATATCCAGGTCGAGGAGATCAGCGGAGTAGACAAGGCGGCAAACCGCAAGCGCTTCCTGCTCATGAAGCGCGAAGGAGGTGACGAAGGGCAGATGGACAAGGCTGACAAGCCGATGAAGACGGAGGACGGTAAGCAGTATCCTGCGGAGGCCTATCTCTATGTGCCCGATCCAGAAAAACCAAGCACGTGGAAGCTCCGTATCTGGGAGGACCCGGAGAAGAAGGTGACTGCCGCCCAGGTAGGCAGGGCCATAGCAGCGCTAAGTCCGGGTGGGTTCCGCGGGAACCAGGTGGATATCCCTGAGGACGAGATCCCGAAGATCAAAGCCAAGCTCCGAAGGCTCTGGCGCGAGGTGAACCCAGACAAGGACCCGGACGAGATGCCTGACACAATCAAGAAGCAGAGTTTCCTGAGCCGTATTGCCGAAGGGCTGCGGAGCATGTTCAAGGTCGATAACCAGAGCTTCACAGAAGCCATGGTTGCAAACCAGGTGAACGACAAGCTTTGGCTTGCTTACGACGCTCTTAGGGTAGCCATAACGAACGTGCTTGCGGACGAAGACATGACCGCGGAAGAAAAATCTGCCAAAATCGCCGAGTCCCTCGGGCAGTTCCAGGAGTTTGTACTCGGACTGGTGGCTGCCAGCGGGGATGTCGGTAAAGTAGATGCTCAGTGGGGCAACTACCTTGTGCCACATGACGGTGTTCAGAAAGTCGGGGCTAAGATAGCGCGGCATAGGCTTGAGAAAATCAAGGCCGCCTACGCGGTCCTGGGTGAGATTCTGGCCGAGGTTGAACCGGATGAGGAGGCTGATGAGGTGAATAAGGAAGAGGTCGTGAAGGTTGTGGAGGAGACGGTTGCCGGCAAGGTTGCCGAGGTAGCGAAGAGGATCGACCCACTTGCCGAGCTGCCGAACAAGCTCGAGGAGCTGGCAAAGAAGCAAGACGAGTTGCTGAAGCGCATCGAGATGCTTGAGAACGCGAAAGGCGTTCGCAAGTCCATCGCCGGCCAGGACGACGGCGGCAAGGAAGTCAAGAAGAGCATGTGGGCTGGAATTTTGTAAGTTGTGAGGGAGGAATGAAGGGCAATGAACAATCAGGAACTTCTTGAGAAGGCTATAACCACTTCTGACCTGCAGGGTACCGGTGGTCTGACTATTGAACAGGCCAAAGAATTCTGGCGGATGACATTTGAGGCGACTCCGTTTTCGAAGCTGCATCGTAAGGAGCTTCGCAAAGCTACGACTGGAACCATCCCAAAGATCGGTGTCGGGCGGAGGATCCTGCGCAAGCAGGTAGAGAATGCCGACGACAACTACAGGGCTGGTCTGGTTTTGGGCAGCGTTCCGTATGCTTGCGTCGATGTGAGGCTGCCCTGGGAGATCACTGAGAAGACCATCCGCGAGAATATCGAAGGCGAGAACTTTGAAGATACCGTCATGACTCTTATGACCACTCAACTGGGCATCGACCTCGAGGATTTGCACTTCAACGGCGATACCGCCAGTACGGATCCTTTCTTGAGTATCAACGACGGCTGGGTGAAGCAGATCAAGACCGGCACCGGAGCTCATGTGATCGATTGCACGACGGATTCGAACTTCGGCAAGGCGACCCTGCTGAAGATACTCAGGACACTGCCCGGTAAGTATCGCGGTCCCAATACCAAATGGCTGATGTCGCCAACCAGAAGGCTGCTCTGGATCGAGTACCTGACCCAGAGGAACACGGCTGCAGGGGATGCAGCGCTCATCGGAGCTGGCGATCAGGTCAACAAGCCCTTCGGGTTCGAGATAGTCGAGGTGCCGAGTCTTGCGGACGACATCATAATCCTGACCGATCCGCTGAACTTCGTCGCCGTGAACACTTATGACGTACGGATTCGTAAGACCACTGAGGGCAAGGAAGCGCTAATGGAAGATAAGAGGTTCTACGTGATCCACTTCAACGACGACCCGGTCATCCAGGAACTCGACGCCTGCGTGCTTGCGTACGGTATCCCGACCACGCTCGCTACTTCGTAAGGAGTGATGTCGCATGAGACGACTTAGACTCCTTCGGCTGGCTTCGTTCAGCGGGTACGGGATTGATGTAACTCAGAACGAGCCGGTCGTCGAAGTGGCGGACGAGGTAGCCGAAAAGCTCCTGGCAACCGGATACTTCGAGGATCTGGGGTCGGGTGGAGAAGAGAATACGCAGGAGGCCGCGAAGTCCAAAGCAGCCAAGAAGAGGTGATCGGTGATGGACTACATCACCGTCGCGACGCTACGGCGTGAAGTGAAAACGGAACTCAGCGACGAGGCCCTCCAGGCGATGATCCGGAGGGCCTCGGCTGCTATTACGAGAACGCTAGGCAAGGAGCCTGCGGCCCAAGTTACGGAATCGTTCAAGAATGTCCGCGTGGCCTGGCTAACATTTGAGCCTGCGGAAATCGTTTCGGCTACCGAGGGCGGAGAGACACTGCCGAGCGATGCGTATATCCTCGAAGGCCGGGCTCTCTACAGGCAGGGAGAACAAGGTCCATTCCCGTGGTCTGATCTGGTCGTCACCTATGCTGTTGCAAGTCTCCAGGACCTGCTGTCGCTGTGCGAGCAGGTCTGCGTCGAACTCGTGAAGTGCATGATCGCTCAAAGTGGCTACACTAGCGAGCGCGTCGGCGACTGGTCAGGTGACGTGGATCCACAGGCATGGGTCAGGGCTCTTGCGAAACTACGGCGCTGGAGGCCGGTGATCGGATGAGGTACACGCACGACATTACAATCCAGCGGAAGACCAGGACGCCGGACGGTATGGGCGGATGGAATACTGTTTCGGCAACGGTGGCATCAACCGTTGCCAGGATAAGTCCGGTGAGCGCCAAGGACCGCGTCCAGTACGAGCAGTTGCAGTACCCGGTCACCCACAAGGTCTACGTGCCGGGGGGCACAGACGTCAAGCCGGGAGACGAGGTCGTACTCGGGACCCGCAAGTTCTCGGTCAAGGGCGTAACTAACCCGTCTGAGGTGGGGCATCACCTCGAGGTTCTGTGCGAGGAGACAGGGACCTAGTCATCCTCGTCGTCGATCAGTTCGATGTCCATCCAGAGCCCTTTGCGCTTGTCTCGCTTGTTGATGACTGCTCTGGAGGCGGGTTCGCCCGGGTCTACGTCGTAGACGCCTTCTATCTTTGTCACCTTGCCGTCCTGGATCATTAGCACATCCTTATGAACGCGTTTTTTCTTTTTGGGCATTTCAACCACCTCGGTTAACCTGTTCGACGGAAGGGAATGTTTTCCTATGCCTAAACCGCCCAAAGCGGAGATAACGTTCAAGAGCAATCTCAAGGCCGTGGAAGCCGCGCTCGACCGGGCAGCGTTCGAGCGCATGGAACGGGCCTGCCAGCACCTAGTTAATGAGACCAAGAAGACGCTTTCGGGTCCGAGGACGGGTAAGACCTACATCATCCCAGGCCTCAAGACTATTCGGGAGCGCGAAATCCGGCTAGGACGCAGGCTGACGGCTAAGGAGCGGGCCAAAAGGTATTACGTGGCTTCAGCGCCGGGCGAGCCTCCGGCCGTGAGAACGGGGCGGCTTAGAAACAGCATTAAGTATCGTGTGATAGGCGGAGGGCTGAATCTACGTGGCATTGTAGGCAGTTCCCTGGAATACGCTGCGCCATTGGAATTTGGGACCTCCAAGATGGCTCCCCGGCCATTTTTGCGTCCTTCTTATGAGAAGGTGAGGGAAGCGATTAAGAACATCCTTGGAGGTAAATGGCTATGATCCCGGTGCTCCAGAGCCTGTACAACATATTGTGTTCTGACACAACTATACAAGGACTGGTATCGGCCTACCATGGCAATCCGGCGATAGTGCTGGAGTTCGATATCAAGGGCCTGTTTGACAACATTGACCACGAACTGTTGATGAAGGCGGTCCGTAAACACACCAACAACCCCTGGGTCATCCTCTACATCCAGAGATGGCTCCAAGCACCATTTCAGATGCCCGATGGTACGGTCAAGGAGCGGACCAAAGGCACCCCGCAAGGGGGCGTCATCAGCCCGGTTCTAGCCAATCTGTTTCTTCACTACGCGTTCGACGTATGGATGGCCTGGAATCACCCGGATAAGCCGTTCGCGCGTTATGCTGATGCTGCTGTAACGCACTGTCGAAGCAGAGAGGGCGCGGAAGAACTGTACGAAAGCTTGAAGAAACGGATGGCGGAATGCGGCTTGGAACTCCATCCGACTAAGACGCGTATCGTCTACTGCAAAGATGATGACCGGCGGGAGGATTACCCGGAGACAAGTTTCGACTTTCTGGGCTACACCTTCCGGCCGCGGCGGTCCAAGAACAAGTACGGTAAGTACTTCATCAACTTCACACCAGCGGTCAGTAACAAGGCAAAGAAAGCCATGCGACAGGCGGTACATGATTGGCGCATGCACCTGAAGCCAGACAAAACCCTTGAAGACCTGTCCCGGATGTTCAATCCGGTAATCAGAGGGTGGGTCAACTACTATGGGCGCTTTTACAAGTCGGAACTTTACTCGGTATTCGTGTATGTAAACCGAGCCTTGGTCCGTTGGGTGAGGCGAAAGCACAAGAAATTTGAACGACATCACCGTCGGGCGATTTATTGGCTTGGTAGGATTGCCAGACGCGACACTAAACTATTCGTACACTGGCAAATGGGGGTTCGTCCTGCGGCTGGATGATGGGAG